CCCAGGGAAGCAATCCCGAGGCTGGGTGAGCCGAAAGCAGGGCATGGCCAGTGCAAATGCGGAGCATCCGCCGGCTCCGGTGACCGTACTGGATCAGAACTACCCGGGGATCGGGTCGGTTCGGTCGGTGCGTGAGGAGATCAACGCCGCGCTGGCGGCCATGCGGGGCATGCACCGTCAAGAGTCCGACGAGGTCATGCGCACCGTTGCCGGGCTGACTGCACGGCTGGTGGAACTGAAGGTCGGCATCTCCCGGATCGAGGTGATGGCTCCGGTCTGGAAGACGGTGCGGTCCCAGGAGCTGGAGCCGACATTGGACGAGTTGGGTCGGCAGTACGCCATCGCCAGCCGGCTGCATTCGGTCAGAGAGTTGGACTACAAAATCGCGACAGGAGCCCCCTGATGGATCAGTTCTCCCCGGTGGATGAGTCAGGGACTTTCGAGTCGGAGCGCGGCATGGTCCGCTCTTCTACGCCTCCTAGCCTCCACTACGTCAACGAGTCAGGGATTCCCGACGAGTTGTTCATGGACGAACTCAGGGAGAACCGGGAGATCGCCAGCATCGTCGAGCAGTGGAGCCAGTCACTGCGCAGCAACCGGGACCGGGGCGTCACCGACATCTTCGGTCGGAAGCGGTGGAACGGGCTGGGCCACATCTTCTCCGACATGAGCCGGGCCGCGTTCGCCGTGGACCACGACGACATCCTGTCCACCCTGGCCGACGTCACCGAAGGGCTCACGTTCAACCGGTGCCGGTTCGAGATGAACGACGACGACCAGGAGGACGTCTGGAATCAGTGGGCCGCCGAGGTGGATCTGGACAGCCGGCTGCGGGAGATGTTCCGCGAACTGTTCAAGGTGTCCCAGGTGTACGTCGGACTGTGGTGGGACCGACGCACCTACACCGTGCGGACCAAGCCGGACGCCGAGAAGCTGCTCGAGGAGGCCCCGTCGAGGGGTGGGAACACCAAGCGGCGCAAGCGCTACGACCTGTTCGTTCCGTCGTCGATGACCATCCTCGACCCGACGAAGGTCCTGCCGGTCGGGCAGCTCATGTTCGGCCGGGAACGGTTCGCCTACTGCGCAGGTCGCAGCGAGGACATGGCGTTCGCCGAGGTGATGGCCGGTGAGGTGATCGACAGCACCGTGCTGCAACTGCTGGACGGCAAGTACACCCCGACGGTGGACGAGATCCACCTCTGTCAGGAGTTGGGCGTCGATCCCGATCGGCTATGGCTGTTCCGACCCGGCACAGTGTTCAGGCACTCCCTCACCAAGGCCCAGTACGAGCGGTTCGCCGCGGTTCGACTCAAGCCGATCTTCGAGATCCTGGACATGAAGTCGGCGCTGCGCAGTTCGGACAACTCCGCACTGGTCGGCAGTGCGAACTTCATCATCGTGATCAAGAAGGGCTCGGACAAGTTCCCGGCGAAGCCGGCGGAGATCGACAACCTGAAGGAGCAGTCCCGGGTGGTCGCCCGACTGCCCGTCATGGTCGGCGACCACCGGCTGTCCGTGGAGATCGTCAGCCCGGCGCTGGACAACACGCTGACCGAATCCCGCTGGCAGGTGCTGGACTCCCGGCTGGTGTTCGCCGCGCTGCGCAGCTTCCAGCCGATCGTCCAGGGCGGGAACTCGTCCGGGTCCGGCGTGTCGGAGATGTCCCGGGTGGTCAGTCAGGGCCTGGAGAACCGCCGACACCAGATGATCCGTGCGTTCGAGCGGCACATCTTCAACCGGGCGATGAACGTCAGCGAGGAACTGGACGAACGGCCCACGCTGACGTTCCTGCCCAAGCATGTGTCCCTGGACTTCCGGGTCGACGTGATGAACGCGATCCTGAAGTTGCGCGACCGCGGCGACATCTCCAGGGAGACCACGCTCGACGAGTTGGACTTCGACCAGGATGTCGAGGCTCGGCGCCGGGCCCACGAGCGGGTCGCCTACGACAAGGTGTTCCAGTCCGGCACGCCGTTCACCTCGCCGCAGCAGAACCCGTTCGGTGCGCAGCCGCAGCAGCCGCAACCACCGCAGCCCCAGAAGGATCCCGGTCGGCCACCCGGCGTGAGGGAGGACGAGCCCCGGAAACGTGGTGGTACCGAATGAGGGGATGAGCCTGTCCGGGGTGGGTAGGTTGATTAATGCGGGGTAGCCCACACGAGAGGATCCCTTATGGGCGGCACGGACAAGATCAAGAACGCGGCGCAGGAGGCCAAGGGCCAGGTCAAGGAGACGACCGGTCAGGTGACCGGCAACGCGGATCTCGAAGCCAAGGGTCAGGCCGAGCAGGTCGATGCCAACGCCAGGCAGGTCGCTGAGGATCTGAAGGACACCACCAAGGACATCACCCGCTAATCAGGAGGAACCATCATGGGTGCAGTGCAGGGCCAGAACCAGCCGAACCAGCCGAACGATCCGAACGCACCTCAGCCCAACGAGACTGAGGCGGAGCGCCAGGCGCGCGAGCAGCGCGAGGCCGAGCAGAACAAGTAGCAGCCTCTGAGTTGACCGCCCCGGACCGGACCGACCTCCGGTACCGGGGCATCACTCTGTGGGTTCGATGTTCGTACCCTCGATGAGCTTGCTCTTCACGTCCTCAGCCAGGTCCTGCTCATCACGCTTCCGCTCGGCCTGCTCCTGGGCCACCTCAACTCGAGCGGCTTGCCACGCGCTCCAATGCCCCGACACCAGGGCCCACAGACTTAACGCTGCCACGTAGGTCACCGAGTTGATCCAGCCGGTGACGATACTGATCGGGATCATCACAATCCACACGATGGTCAACCACCCGTTCACAGCTCTCATGAACTTGGGATCACCTTGAACAGCCGCCCAGAGGGACTTGATGACGTTCATGTCGCAATCCTGACCGTCCCCAGGCCGAAGTCCTGACGTGGAAACCGTTGTCCTGAATCGTGCGAACAGTACGATCCTGGTTTCGTTCGCCTCATCCCTGAACCGGGACGAGGTCGACTGCGCCGGCCTGCAGTGGAAGATCGCCCGGTCCAACCCGATGATCCAGTGGATCGGCGGGAACTTCGTCGAAGGGGACAAGGCCAACTCCAACGGTCAGTTCTGGACAGCCGGGGACCTCGAGCTGGCGGAGTACACGATCCGGTACGCGCCGCTGAACATGGTCCACGAATGGAAGCAGCCGGTCGGCTTCTTCGCCGACACCAGGACGGTGAAGCTGGACCGACATCTCGCGGTTGCCGGTTCAGAGCCGGCCGGCTCCATGAAGATCCAGGTCCTGGCCGGCCTGTGGCAGCACATCTTCCCCAGGGAGGCGGCGCTCGTTGAGAACGCCAACCAGGCTGGTCTGCTCGCGCTGAGCATGGAGTGCGTGGGAACCCATCTGCGCTGCACCGGACCGAACGGCTGTGGCAAGGAGTTCGCCTACAACGCCGTCGATACCCACTGCGAGCATCTGCACGATCGTTCCAGCATTCGGCACATCGTCAACCCGGTCTTCCGGGGCGGGGCCCTCATCGTTCCGCCTGCCAAGCCCGGTTGGAAGGGTGCCACCGCCGGGGTGATCGACCCGGAGATCATGAAGGAAGCGGCCGCGTTCGCTGAGTACACCGAACAGCATTACGAGGCTGCCAACGCCACCAGTGATGTGACCACCACTGAGTGGGAGGCGCTGATGGCTATGGTCATTCAGGCCCACGCATGATCTGCGCGGACTGCGGGTACGTCCCAGGTGCCGGTGATCCGGCGTGGTGTGACTGGTGCGACGGACCACTTCCCGACCACCGGACGAAGGAGGAGTGATGTTCGACAAGGCTTTTTGGATTGCCACGCTAGAGCGGGCCCTCAAGACGGCTGCTCAGTTCGGTCTGTTCGCCCTAGGGACCACCGTGTGGACCGACGTCGGTGACGTGGTGTCAACCAGCAAGGCAGTGGGTGTGTCGGTCCTGTTCGGGGCGGCAATGTCGGTGCTGACCTCCCTAGCGTCCAGCCAGGTCGGACCTCCAGGACCGTCACTGGTCGGGGAGAGCGTGACCGCTCCCCCTGGGATCGTCGACCCCACCCCCGACCCGGGGGAAACGTCCGGCTGAATCTCGCGCATTGGAGGTTCGACAACTAGGCGTGGGCATTGACGCGGTGCAGATGCACGACCAACTACTGGCTGCCCAACCAGAAGGAGTGGCCCACTCACCGGATTCCTGCCCGTTCTGCTCAGAACGGCTGGCCTCCCAGGTGGCCACAGCGTCAAGCCCACAATCAGCGTCCAGTCCCTCCGGTGATAAGCCGTTGGACGCACCACCCATCTCCAACGACTCTCCGGAGGGAGGGATTACCACCGCCATGAGTGAAACCGCCAACATGATCTCCCGTGAGACGCATGAGGCTCTCCTCGAAAAGGCCGTCCGGGACGCGAACGCTGAAGTTCAGCAGACGCTGACCGCGAAGACCGAAGAGGTGGCGGCACTGAATGCCCAGGTTGACACCCTGGGCAAGCAGAACGCAGACCTCAACAGCCAGGTGGAACGTCTGAACAAGGACCTGGACACCGCCCAGGTAACCCTGAAGACGGCCACCGACGAGGTCGCAGCCCTGAGGGCCGACGCGGCAGCCAAGCAGGTGGCTGCCGAGAAGGCTGAGCTGGCCAGCAAGCGCGCCGACCAGGTCAAGACGCTCGGACTGTTCAACCCCGAGTACATCGCCGAGAAGGCCTCCAAGTGGGCTGACTTCGCCGATGCCGACTGGAACGACCGGGTTGAGGAATGGCGCAACCTCAAGCCAGCCGGTGCCCCCGTAGCCGAGACCGCATCGGCGATGTCGGGGACGTCTGGCACCCTTGCCGACAAGCCTGTCGATGAGGCCAAGCAGATCTCGCCGAGGCGCGCAGTCCTCGGTCTTCCTCGATAAGGGGGTGCAGTAATGGCATACACACGCAATTTCGGTTTCCGCTCCTTCGAGAACATCGTCCGGAGTGGACGGTTCCGCACCCCGGCTTCGGGGGCGATCGTGATCGGCGCTCCGGTGATGCTGGATTCGGCCAGTGCCGGCCGGGTCAAGGCAGCCACGGCGGGCGCTGCAGCCGACGGGTCCGCAGGTGTCGCGGTCTACGAGTACATCCTCCTGCAGGGGGTCGACGCGGGCCTGTACGGCGCCGGGGATCTCACCACGGTCCCCCTCGGTGCGTACGTCCAGATCGTCCACGGCCCCGGCACGAAGATCTGGCTCCGGGACACCGCGGCCAAGACCCTCTACGACGGCCGTTCCCAGGCCGCGTACACGCCGTTCGCCGGTTCGATCACCCTCGGCACCCTTGCCATCGGGGCGGCTCTCACCCCCGACGGCGCGGGCAAGTGGAAGGTCGCCAACGGCACCTCCGACGGTAACTGGCTCACCGTCGAATCCGTCAACACGACGACCAAGGTCGTCGAAGCCCGGTTCCGGTTCTGAGAGAGGAGTTGATCAACATGAGCGCAACAAAGCAGCTGGTCGATTCCTTCGGTCGGTCGCAGGCCGAGAACCGCGAGCGTCAGCAGATCATGACGGCGGCGAACGAGGAGGCGAAGAAGTACTGGAACGACCCTCAGTGGCGCCGGGACTTCGCAGCCGACCTCACCGAGTCGATCCTCCTTGGGTTCGAGTACCAGACCCTCGTGGATCAGTGGCTCGACACCGAGCGGACCGACTTCGGCGGCCGCATCTTCGTCAAGGAAGCCAAGGGCCTGAAGGCGTTCTTCATGGCTCGTGGTGGCTACATCGAGTCCAGCGAGCTGCTCTCCGAAGTCTCGGAGATGCCGCGCGACATGCTCGGTGTGCACGTCTACGAGTTCGAGGACAAGTTCCTGACGAACTTCGCTGAGTCGGCCCAGACCCTTCGGGACCTGGCCATCCAGCGGATGGACGCCGAGGTGAACCGTCGGGTTCGTACCGTCCTGTCCGAGGCGATCCCGTCCGGCCCCTACTACGTCAGTGCAGCTGGCGTGGCCCAGGCCAGCGTGAACGCAGCGATCCGGGCGGTGCGTGACGAGACCAAGACCGGTGAGGTTGTCATCGTGGGGCGGGCGACGATGGTCGACCAGATCACCGACTTCACCGGGTTCTCCGACACCACCCTCGAGGAGATCCGCCAGCGCGGAGTCCTCGGCACCTACCGGGGTGCGCAGATCGTCTCCATCAAGAACTACAAGGATGAGGACGACACCGCGTTCCTGCCGGCGAACGAGATGTGGATCCTGGGCAAGGACGCCGGGAAGGTTGCCTTCTACGGCGGACTCCAGTCCAAGGAGTTCACCGAGTTGGACAACTGGTACTGGCACTACCTCGCTCGGCGGGACACTGGTGTGCTGGTGCACCACCCGGAGCGGGCCCGTCGGTTCATCGATACGGCAATCACCCCGTAATCGTTCGATCTGAGCCAAGAACCCCCGCTGGGCGACCCCCGGCGGGGGTTCTTGCGTGTACTGGCATTATTTCGTGACTCGCCGATCAGGGCGCCTCTATCCGATTCTCTGGAAACAGTGCGAAGATCGACCATCATTCATCGAGGAGGCAGTCAGAGATGCTCCACCGCAGCAGTATCACCGCCGAGGACCGGGAGTTCGTCGAGATGTGGGAAAACGTCTCGGACATCTCGGTCGGCATCGTGTCCTTCAACCAGAAGGGTGAGGAAGGTCAGGTCCTGATCTCCGGTGGGCGGCAGTTCATGTGCAGTTCGGAGGAGCGCCTGGTCACCCAGGACAAGATCGTGCTGGTCACCGATGACCCGTTCAAGAACGGAACCTTCCGGCCTATCACCGTGCCGGACAATGTGACCATCGAGTCGAATCCGAACGCGCTCAGCGATCCGGAGATCCTCGACGTGCTCAAGTCCGGCGACCTGGCGTGGGGTGAGTGGCTGAAGGTGCTGGACTCCCCGGCGACGCTGCAGCGCATGCTGAACCTGGCGGAGGAGGCCAATGCGTCGCTGCGCCGGTATCGGGAGGTTGAGGCGAGGCTGGCCGAGGTGAAGCCGAAGACGCGGCTGATGCAGAAGGACCGGTCTGAGTTCGAGAAGATCGCGAACGTGCGTTGAATGTGGACCTGGCGGCCCTTGGGATCGACATCGATCTGGCCGACGGGGATCTAGTTCTGGACGCGGTGGTGCTGTTGCGGGTGGCTAACGGTGACAGGCCCACAGGGCTGGTCCTGGAGACGACGCCCGGCATGGACTGGATGATGCAGGTGGGGATGGTGGAGGCGGCTCGGGACATCCTCCGTGGGCCTACGCCGGACGAGCGGTAGGTCATCTGCTGCCCGTAGATTCCGACATCAGAGTGTGGCGCTCGATCTGTCTGAGTTCATCCCCGCGTTGAAGCGGGAGGTCTCTGTGCCCGGGACCACGGGGATCCTGGACGCAGCGAGTTTCGACGACCTGGTCGGCATTCTGGTGGACGCCTTCTGGCTGGCTCGTCTCGATGGCTTCTTCGCCGCCTACACCTGCAGCGAGGACGGTGTCGTCGAGCACCTCGACGGCGGGCTGGACCTGCCCAGGGAGCACGTCTCGGTGATCCTGCTCTACGCGGGCATCAAGGTGGTCCGCAACAAGATCCTCGGAACGAGCAGTGGCTTGCGGGCCAAGGCCGGCCCGGTCGAGTACGAGACGACCATCCCGGCGACGGTGATGACGGCGCTGCTGACCGGGCTGCGGGAGACGCAGCGCCATCTCCTCGATGAGGTGAGGGAGGAAGGCGGGTACGAGGCCACGACGGTGGACACCTTTGACTGGCTGAGCCGCTACATCCCGGTGGATGCCTGATGGCCGGGACGTACGCCGGCTTCGACGCCACCGCGTTCCGGGAGGGGATCCTGTTCGCGATGCAGATGGGCTCACCGCCTGATCCGGCGCTGCGCCCCAGGTTCGTCTTCCCCGCCGGTGTGCCCACCTACGAGAAGAACGGCGTCCCGGTGACGAACCCCCGTCTGGATCGGGATGGGAACCCGATGGATCCTGACATCGAGCTGATCCAGAGTCCGGGGACGATCGTCCAGGTGCCATGCGCGGTGGAGATCACCAAGGCGGACGCCGAGGAGGTGCCGGTGGGCAACTTCCGTCCGACGAAGGCTCTGGTCACGTTCCTCGACTCGGACTACCTCCAGGTGAAGGGGTGCCGGGAGATGGTCTACAACGGTGACCGGTACGGCTTCAGCTACGTGCCGGAGGCGTTGGGCATGTTCGACGTCGGGGTCTTCACCATGGTCTTCTTCGCGATTCGAGAATCCTGATGGTTTACGTTCGGCACCGGGTGCGCATGGTCCACGAGTCGATCATGGAGGACCTGTTCAACACGCTCATCGCCTGCCGGTGGATTCCGGGGACGACGACCCGTCCGGTGAACAACCCGACCAACAGCCAGTTCGAGGTGGTCACCGTCGACGCCGGGGAGGTCTATGCGTTCGTCAGGAACCTGCCGGTGAAGGTGATCAACTACTACCCCGATCCCACCAGTGGTCCTCCGGCGATGAACACGCTCGCGGTAGACGCGCCGCGGCCGGCTGATCCGGAGGAGATGGAGTTGGGTTCCACCCTGGTGTCGCAGCCCTACCAGATCGGTCTGGTGTTCTACGCCAACAACGATGCGACCGCCCAGGCGTTGTTCTCAGACCTCGGTGATCGCTACGCGGGCCGACTGGTCAACGGTCAGGCAATCGCGCTGTACGACTACCTGGGGGAGTCCGACGATGTCGTTGGGTACATGGAGGTGGAGGCGTTCCGATTCGCGCGTGACCTGGATACTGCGAACCAGGCCGAGCGGACGACGTACTTCGCCGAACTCGAACTAGTCGACACACTCGTCTAGGGGGCGTCGTGGATGACGACGACACGAGCCCCGTGCCCGGCTTCGAATCCGAACGGGAGTCCGAGCCGCTGCCAGAGTCTGAGCCAGAACTCGAGCTGATCCCCGATCCGCTGCCGCCGCTGCCGGAACCTGAGCCGCTACCACCACTGCCGCCCCTCCCACCAGTACCGCCCCTTCCGGAACTCCCGCCCCCGCCGGTGGATACGGATGCGCTCAGCCCCCGGCACCGAGCGGCACGGGTGCTGGTGCGGTGCACGGCGGTTGCTTGGTTGACGTTGGTGGGCACCCAGGTCCTCGGTGCGTTCGGTGGCGGTGGGCTGCTGTCCGAGACGGCCACCCAACTGATGCTCACCGTCGGGTCGGCGCTGGTGGCGGCGACCGCCGCCTACCTGGTGCGTCGGGTGGAACGGCCGCCCGATCCTGCGCTGGAGAACAACGTGGGCTGGTGGCTGGCGATGACCCTCGGCGGGATGCTGCTACTGATGTCCCTTGGGCCGCTCCTCTATGTGGTGAAGACCCTGCTCGAGGGCGAAGTGGTTCATTCGCTGGGAACGAACGCGCTGAACCTGCTGTCGGTGCTGTTCGGTGGGGCCATCGGTGCGCTTGGTGCATACCTGGGTCTGCGTGCCGAAGGTGAGCGGCGACACAAGCGTGATGACGACGATCAGTAGGGCCTGCTTTCAACTGGACGCCCGTCGGGCCGACGTATGAGTGTGCTGAGCCTGGGAATCGAAATGCGCCGGGTGGCGGCGTCATGAGCGTTCCCGTGAAGGAGTTCCTGAAGAACCGCCGTGATCGCGCCCTCGGTACTGTCATGGGCGGCCTGGAGCGGGATGTCTGGACCAGGCTTGACGAGGAGGAGCGGACACAGGTGCGTCGTTCCGTCATCGATGCGCTCAACTCCTACCACGACTCGGTGTTGGACCTGTTGAAGGCGGAGGATTCCAACACCGTGCGCAATGAGGAGCTGCTGGTGGTCCTGGACCGCATCGACCGAAAGTTGGGCCGGTAGATGCGCATCGAGGAGGAGCAGGAAGTCGATCGCCAGCTCGACGCAATGGCGGAGAAGGCCCGTAGGGCTGCCGCCGCTCGAGCCAAGCGCGATGCCGACTTCGCTGCAGCCAGGGCCGGCGCAGTCATAAAGGCCGAGTTGAGGTCGGCACCGAGGCAGCCGACGTGGGTCACGGTGACCAGCACCATCGACCTGGACGGCGACTTCACCAAGATCAAGACGGCGATTGAGAGTGCTGAGAGGGGCGCGCGTAGAGCAGCAGTCATCAAGGCGAACGCCACCTTGGAAAGCACTGTGAATGCGCGGAAGATCAAGAGGCCCCGTACCTCCAGCCCACGCAGGGGACGGCCCAACCAGCCGATCGCGAAGAACCTCGTCTGGGGCGCCGGCAAGGTCGGAACGAATCAGGCGGCCGTCGCAATCGGTGCCGCCGGGCTCAAGCAGATCCCGCACTGGCGCGTCGTCGAACTCGGCACCAAGCAGAACGCGATGCAACGGCGCGGACAGCCCGGCACCGGGAAGGCGGGACGTCCCCGGAATGACCGGCTGGGCGAGCAGCAGATCCGGATCCCCTCTCAGAAGGGGCGTGTGCTGAAGTTCGGCCTCGGGTTCGGCGTCTCGCCGGGAGGTAAGTACTTCGCTCCGTCGTCGAGCCGGCTGGGCAAGGACGCTGTGCACAGGTTGAGTGAGCTGGATGTGGACGTGCGACCGTCTCGTATCCAGATCCGTCGTGAGATCCAGGGCACGCACATGGTCCGCATCTCCGGCGCAGCAGGTTTCCGCGAGTACCAAGAACAGGTGCTGGCGGCAAGCAAGGCTTCCGTCGGGGCCATCCGCCCCAGAAGGAAGTGACGTTGAGGGACGTCTATTGCCTTGCGGGCACACAACTTAATACGGCCAACCATCAGACCGATGCCCCATGCCAAATCCGCCCATGGGCGAGAGTCCCCTTAGGAGGGAACTATGGCTATTCGCGCAGGGCAGATCCTGCACGTTGCGAACGGCTTCGTGATCGACCGCATCCAGACGGCCGGTCCCGGCAACCTGAACATCCCCCAGGAGAAGGTCTACGAGCTGGGCAACTACCAGTCCGTCGGGATCGTGCGTGACACACCTGACCTGACCTTCAACCTGGAGGCGCTCAACGTCGACTGTGAGATCGAAGGCCTGCTCACCGGCGCCGCCAACCCCACCAGCGATGCTGTCGGCACCTCGTACGACCTCAGCCTCGCCAAGACGATGGACATCATCTCGCCGTTCAAGTCCCCGTTCGGCGCGTTCACCGCCGTGAAGGGTGTGGCGGTGCCGAACCTGACCCTGGAGTCGGTGTCCTACCGCTACGGCCTTCGGGAGAACGCGGGCGAGACTTTCAGCCTGCGCGGTGACTCGATCTTCTACATCCCGGGCTCGCCCAAGCAGGACAACTACACCGGCAACGGGTCCACGACGGCGTTCACCTTCACCACCACCCCGGCGCTGACCTACAGCGTCAGCGGCTCCACCGTGTACGCGCTGTCGGTCAGCGTGGATGGCGCACGCCAGTTCGTAGGTGCCGACTTCACCAACACCGCGAGCGGGATCACGTTCAACACGGCGCCGGCCAGCGGTGCCAAGATCCGGGCCGTGTACGGCGTGGCAGCTTCGACCTCCTACCCGCAGACCGTGCACCAGGCCCTGAACGTCAAGCCTGCTGCGGTCCGTGGCAAGGACATCGACGTCTACTACGGCACGGCCACCCCGGTGGGTGGCGGCGTGGTCAACAAGTCACGCACCTCCAACGTGGCCACCATCACCACTGCCAGTGCTCACGGGCTGATCCCCGGGGACAAGGTCGCGCTGGCCATCACCGACGCGACGTTCGACGGATCGTGGACCGCCCTGGCCGGGACCACCGGGACCACGATCGTGTTCGCCAACACTGGAACCGATGTGACCTCCGTCAGCACGGCAGGTACGGCAGGCAAGGAGATCGAGGTCCGCTGGCCCGACGTCCAGTCGGTCACCATCGACTGGCGGCTCACCCTCGAGGACGACTACGAGTTCGGCAACGTGTACGCCGTGGCCCGTGAAGCGACGGACGTCCCCGACCTGACCGGCACCATCGAGATCAAGCCGCGCACCATCGAGGCGCTGTTCACGCGGCTGCAGCAGATCACCGGTACGACCGGCACCCAGGTCATCGGCCCGAACTCGTCGGTCACCGGCAACCTGCGCATCGTGCTGCGCAACCCGGAGTCCGCCGGCACCAGCGCGGTGGCCGCCGGC